TTAGTATGCAAATTGTTCCTGCATGCCTTTTGGATGAGGTGGGGCTGCGCTTATTTTTTGAGGGCGGCACACTGAACGAACAAATGTTTCATGCGTTACGAATGTATGACCGCACTCGATGTTAGTGCACTGGTTATAGCGTTCCTTAGTTTCGCTGGACACCTGAAAACTGCTGCGTGTATGTGCTGCCAGTCCGCACAATGGGCAGTTCATCATTATAGTTTCCTCCTCACCTTTGCTGATATCTCAATAATGATACACCATTATTCAATAATGAGAACAAATCACTCCATTTCGAGATCATCTATTTTCACTTCAAGCTCAAGGCTGGTAACAAAGCCGTTATCTGGGCTGATGGTGTGCGTCAATGTCGTTATGGTCCATTCCGCGTCATCTATTGGCGGCTTAAAGCCGCTGACCTTCACCGGCATTTCCGTATAGAGATCGGCCCTGCCCTCTGCGAGCTGCAGGGAAAATGAAGCCACCCCGCGTTGCAGCCGTTCCCACTGCATTTTCGCAGCCCGTTCAGCGTTAGTCCTGTTTGCATAGGTCCGGTTAAGTACCAGCACGTTTTCATCCGTACCGACCAGGTAATCCCCCTGTTTAGCCTCCGGCTCCTTTGGTTTCGTGGTCTTCCTGCGGCGACGCTTAACTTTCGTCACTTCTTTTTTCTTTGGCTCGCGGGTGTGCAGCCAGCTGGCAATAACGCCGGTATAAGCGCCACGATCTGCCAGGGTGAAACGGTGGCCGTCACCATCCTTTCGCGTGATGGTCACAACCGGCAGCGGCTTTCCGCTTGCCGTTCTCCCCTGCCCCTGCCGGATAAACAGCAGATTGCCACTTTTAACTGATGCTATAGCCCCGTACTGGCGTGCCAGTTTCATCAGAAAACTCGCGTCGCTTTCGTTCGTCTGGTCCATATGATCCAGCGGCCGGTCTGACAGGTCCTGACCGATAGCCACTTGCAGATTATGGCGGGTGGCGATTTCCCTGATAACGCTCCCCACAGTTGTCTGATGCCATGACTTTTCACGGCGGATATTCAGGGTTGTGCGGAAATCAGCACTGCGGGCGCGAATCGTGAGCCGATCAGGCGCGCCGCTGTGCTCAATTTCATCGACGGTAAACGCCCCTTTATGGAAAAGCGGCTGGCCTTCCCACCCCAGCGCAAACTGAATGACCGCACCACGACGCGGCAGGACAATCTGCCCGTCCGCGTCGTCCAGTTCCAGATCAAGCTGGTCCGCTTCAAAGCCCCGGTTATCGGTGAGCGTCACGCCCATCAGGCGGTTATTCAGTGCAGTTGTAATGTCCTTACCTTCGATAACGATACTAAAGGCCGGGCTTTTTCCGTACAGGCTAAGGAGTTCAGAACTGAAATTCACTGCAGCAACCCTCCAACCGTATTAGTAATCTTCCCTATCGCAGACGATGCGGAGTCTTTCAGGTTACTGAGCTGATCACTCAGGCTGCCGAACATACCGGACAGCGATTCATCCACCCGTTTGAGCGTCAGAGTAAACTCAATCCGCCGTGGCATCCCGCTTTCGAAAAATTCCGTCTTTGTCTGGCTCAGCCCCTCGATCACAAACATGCCGTATATGGTCCCGCTGCCCTCAATTAGCGGCCATGCCTTGCCCTGTTCCGCCATCTGCTCCAGCGCCAACAAAGACAGCCTGCCCCCGGTGATTTCCGGCAGCAGGACGCCGGACAGCGTCAGCGCGTCGTTGTCCGGGCCAAGAAACTGCGTTGACGGGCGGCGATTGATGCGGCCGTTAACCGCATGCCGCCAGTTGCGCTGATACTGCAGCTCCTGATACGGCACCGTGCGCAGCATGAAAACGTATAGCCCCAGCACCATCATCATGATTCATATCCCCCCTGGTCACTGTAATTGCTGCGCGCCTTCGCACGGGTGCGGCGCTCACGCTCGTCGAGCTGGCGGGCAACTTCGCGCGCAATATCCTGCGGGTTCTGTCCTGGCTGCGCATGAATTGTGATCGGCGCGTGCGTTTCGAAGTGCATTACTGTCGGTGCGCGCTCCGCCTTCGCGGGCTGGCTCTGTTTGTATGCCATGGCGGGAAGGCTGAACGGATGCAGGGGGGCGGCTTCTGCAGGTGCCGCCGCCATGCCCAGGGTTCCGGCCACAACCGATGCCAGCGCCGCCGTGCGCCGCCTGCTGGTCACGTTTGCCGGGCCGTTCACAATTTCGGGGCCATTCTCTCCGACTATGCCAAACTGGCCGCGCGGGATAGTGCCCCCGTTGTCATACATACCCGCAAAGCCCATCATGGGGAATCCGCCAGGCGGCAGCACCACTTTACCGTCACTGTTCACCGTGGCGGACTGTTGCTTCACAGCCTGGTCCGGCAGCTTCGCTTTCGCTGCCTCCTGGCTGACAATGCCCAGTTTTTCAAGCAGCCACGACACACCAGATTTAAGCGACTCCAGCGGCTGCATCACCATGTTCAGGCCTTCAGCCAGGGCTTCACCAAACCTTTTCCCCATGGCGGCCGCGTTGTTCAGCTCCTCAGCCGTGGATTTAACCGGCATCAGCAGATCCCGGAACCATCCCCAGAGTGCCTGCACTTTATCCCCTATCCACTGGAATAAAGGCCGGACAGGCTCAAAGGCTGCGCTGATGGGCGCTGCCGCCGCCCTGAATCCTTCCACCACACCGCCCAGAAATGCGCCGATTGGTTGCCAGTATTTCCAGATGACAAGCGCCACACCCGTAAGCGCAGCAACTACCAGCCCGACAGGGCTAAGTAGCGCCCCCAAAAGGCCAGAGATACTAAATAATGCGCCCCGCAGTAACGCAATCGGGCCGGATGCCAGAAAACGGAAGATCCCCCCGGCAGCGGTAAGCCCTCCGCGAAGCGCCGCCAGGGGATTCATCACCGTTGCTATCACGCTGCGCGTTCCGGCCATTCCTGCACGGAATACCGCCACCGGCGCACCTGCCGCCGCTATCATTGCTTTTACTACAGCTCCAGCCGAGCGCTGCAGGGCATTCAGCGGGGCAGTAAGCAGGCCAGTGCCAGCCCCCGCGGAAGCCATTCCGCGCCGTAACAGGGAAAGCGGCGCATTCGCCAGCCATGTCAGCGCGCTGCCGGTGCTTGTAACCGCCGTGAATACAGACGGCAGCGTTTTTACGCCGAGCATGGATAAGCCAAACCGCAGAACCGCCAACGGCCCCAGCACCGCCGCCACCACAACGGCTAACGTACCAAGCCCAAGCGTGATCGCAGCGGTGGAGGCGGCCACTTTTATCAGCGTGCCTGCCAGCTGCGGATTAACTTCAATCCAGTGACGCAGCGCCCCGGTTAAGCTTTTCACGTAATCCATGATATCCATCAGCGGCTGGCGCAGCGTTTCGCCCAGGCTGCTGAAGCCATTCTGCGCCCCCGTTTTTACCAGCATCCACTGCGCAGAAAGGGAATCCCGGTTTATGTCGGACTCTTTCTGCATTGAGCCGTTTGCGCCACTACCCGCAGTGAGCTGCAGCTGGCGGCGCAGCTCCGGCAGGTTGTTAGCCAGCTTTGCGGCATCATCGCCATATTCCTTGCCAAACAGCATTGTCATGGCGGACAGGCGCTTGTCCTGCGGCAGCTTTTCCACCTTTTCCATCACCCGCAGAATGGTGCCCATGGCATCCTTCGTCATCTGCTTTTCAAGCTCTTCAGGCTTGAGCTTCAGCATATCCATGCCATCCATAAAGCGGTCACTTTGCATGGTGGCAATGGACAGCTCGCGCACCATCGCGTTTGCGGCGCTGGCTGCCACTTCCGGCGCTGCGCCAAGTGACAGAAACGTGGAGCCAAGCGCCGCTGCCTTACGAAAATCCAGACGGTCAGCCACGCCCCCCATGCGCTGCAGCACGTCGATAATGTCCGCCCCCTTCGACATGGCGTTATCGTCCAGGTAGTTCAGCGCATCGCCCAGCTGCTCAATATTGCGGGTCGGCACCTTATAGAGACTGGCGATTTTACCCAAGCCTTCGGACAGTTCATTGGCGGGCAGTTCAAACGCGGTTGCTGCTTTGGCTGCCGTACTGGCAAAGGCCAGAAGGTCACGCTTCTGGTCTTCCCAGGAATCATTCGGGTTCGCCACGTTCATACGCGCGCCACCTTCCACCAGGGCGGCATAGTCCACCGCACCATTTTCCATGGGCAGCTGTTCGCTGGCAGCCTTGATCGCATCCTGCATTTCATAGAACCGCGCGGTGCGGTTGCCGTCATCGTCACGCAGTCCATTGACCTGCTTTGCCACGCCTTTCATGGCATCTTCCATGCTGGCATAGCTTCTCACCGCCGCCACAACCGGCGCGCCCATTGCCAGCCCTGCCGCAGAGGTTGTGGCCCCGGCTCCGGCAATGCGATCCCGTACCTCCAGACTGCGGGAATAACGCTCCCTGACGGCATTAACCCTGGTCTGCTGCTCACCGAGCCGTTTAAGCGATTTCTGCTGTCGGTCCAGCGCCTGCCGGGTTTCGTCGGCATTCTGGCGCAGCTCGCGCTGGGCGCTGCTGAGCTTGCGGGTATCCATTCCGGCCTCGTTCAGCACAAGGCGTTGCTTCTGCACTGACTGGCGCAGGCCGTTGTATTTAGTCTGCAGCTCCGAAACGCGGTTTTTCGCCTGCTCAAGCAGGCGGGCCTGCGCCGCCGTCGGGCGGTTTGAATCGGTAAATTGCGTGGCGAGCCGGGCCGCTTCTTCGCGGGCGGCTTTAAGGTTGTTACCGGTGACGGCCAGCTGCGCGCTGGTTTTACGAAAGCCTTCAATTTTGCCCGCCTGAGCATCCAGCTCTTTCAGCCTGGCGCGGCTCTGTTGAATGGCGGTAGCCAGCTCTTTCGAGCTGGCCTGCGCAGTACGGAATGGGCGGGTGAGTTTATCAACCGCATTAAGAATCACCTGCAGACGCAGGTTAGTGTCACTCATCGCTGGCCCCGCTTCTCTGTATCGCTTTATGCCGCCACTCCAGCACTTCGGTCAGCGGCATAACGTCAGTGACGGACGGCGGCCAGTGAAAAATGGTGGCGATATCAGCCACCAGATCGTCAACCGTCAGGCTGTCGGTAAACCGGCAAGCACCGACTTCTTCAACAAAAAAGTCACCACCTCAACCGACAGCGCGGTGAGATCGGCGGGGTCCAGTTCTGCCATTTCCTGCGCCGTCAGGGTCGGCGTGGAGATACGCGGAATGACGGTCATCATTGCGCCCACGTCCATATCCATAATGGCCTGCAGGCGGGTGCCACGCAGTGCGCCGGACTGGGGTTTGCGCAGCACAATCTCTGTGATTTCGGTTTTACCGCGCTTGATGGGGGTATCCAGCTGTACGGTCTTTTCAGTCAGCTTGTCGGTCATGTTCTCTTCCTGTTAATAGGTTACTGGCGCGGCTGCCCGCGCCGTTAAGTTAATCAGAGGCCCAGGGCGTTACGGTGCGCTTCCATCAGGTCCACGCCGTCAACGATTTCAATCATGTTGACCAGATCGACCTCATAAAGCACTTCACCGTTGATCGTCAGCTTCGCATAGCTGTTGGTGCTGCTCACTTTGGTGGTGTTGCTTTCGCCGGTCTTCCACTCCCCGGAATCCAGCTCCTTGTGACGCCCGCGCACAACCAGCTCCACGGCCTGCACTTCCCCGGTGTCGTCACGCTGAATAGAGCCGGTAAAGCGCAGCTGGATACCGTCTACCGTGGTCGCCCCCATCTGTTTGAATAACAGCGGTTCGGTGCCGCCAATTGAAAATTCCGTGTCCAGCGCGCCGTCATCCAGCCCCAGATCGATATCCACCGAGCCGGGCATACCGCCGCCGCGATACTTTTCAAACTTGCGCGTGAATTTCGGCAGGGTGACTGACTCAACGATCCCCTGCCAGTTGTTACCCGCGTTGAACAGGTTCAGATGTTTTAACTTGCGTGGTAAAGCCATGGGGTCCCCTTACGCGCTAACCCGGCTGGAGAAATCCAGCAGGTATTGATCGGTGATACGCTGGCGCAGCATCAGGTTTTCAAGCGGCGGCACCGGCGTGTAGTCGTAGTCGATAATGAGTTTCCCGGCTTTCAGGGAGTCCTTATCATTTACGGATTCATCCAACCAGCAGTCCGCCCCGATGATGTAGCCCTGCGTTTTCAGGTTGCGCAGTTTGGCGCGGATACCTTCGATAATGTCCCGGGCCAGCGACGGGTTAAGTACGCCATCCACCGCCCACATGTGCGCTTCTGCGATGGTGTCGGCCAGTACCTGCGCCGTGCGGGTGTAGTTTTCAAAAGCAAACAGCGGATCGTCACTGAGGCAGCGGGAACCCCAGAAACGGAAGCCGTCTTTGCGGATCAGCGTGGTCACATCGTTCTGGTTCAGCAGGCCCGCATCGGTGGCCGGGTCCTGCAGATCCCAGAACACATCTGCAGACAGCCCGGTGACGCCGTTTACGCCCACATTGGACAGGGTTTTGTGCCAGCCGGTCTGTTCGTCAATTTTGGCGCGCAGGCCGAGCGCGCGGGCGGAGGCGTAAGCCGTCGCATCTGCATTCAGCACGGTGTCAAAGTTGATGAAGTCAGGCCAGATCAGCATCCCTTCGCGCTGGCTGAAGTTATCGCGGTAGGCAATGGCTTCCTCTACTGTTTTGCAGCCGTAGGCGGACAGGTAGGCAAACCCGCGCAGGCTCTGCGCCACGCTGAGCAGCTCAGTAGAAACCGCCTGCGTGTCATGCCCGGGCACACCGAGAATGCGCGGCTTGACGCCGAGCTGCGACTGCGCCGAAAGCAGAGCCTTGATGCCGGTTTTTTTACCGTCAGCGGTCACGCCGCCGATAATATTGGAGGTGGTTTCCGCTTCGGTTTCGCCCTGCGCCACGCGCACGACAACCGTCACAGGTTTTGCCTGGTCTGCAATCGCATCCAGCGAGCGGGCAAGCGTGCCGGACTCGCCCGCTTTGCCGCTGGCAGTCAGCACATCGGTCAGTAAAACAGGCTTATTGAGGGGGAACATGGACGCATCGGCATCATCGCCGGTGCAGACCATGCCCACGATAGCGGTGCTTACCGTGGTAATGGATCGGGTGCCGTCGTTGACTTCAACAACGCGCACGCCGTGGTGGTAATCCTGAGCCATAAGGCAGTCTCTCCGGTTTACAGGGGGTACGCCTATGTTCTGGTTGATATGCGCGCGGCGCACGCGGCGGGCTTTGTCTGGGGAATGGCACAACGAAAGGGTTAAAAAATCCCCGAAAGCGTGGGGGCTAAAACAACATATTTCCTTTGCATCACCTGCCGGAATAAGGAGGCAAAAAAAAGAGGCCGCATAAGCGGCCTTTTTGTTATAGCGGTTTATCGGGATAGATTGGGTTTTCTGGATCTACCTTTGTCAGTTCATAGCGATATTTCTGCCACTCCATCACCCTGGGTTTATCTGTCTCGTCAATATAACCACCATCAAGAGCATCTTTCAGGGGGGCTATTACCGAATCCGCTTCTTTGCGCAGGGCTGATAATCTGAGAATCGCCGCCGCTTTTAGCTGCTCTGGTGTGGGCGGTGGAATATCTTCCCAGCAGGGCATTCCATCATCTCCTGCGGCCCGTTGTTTTCCTGGGGGAGGGTTCCCCATAAATTGGCCTGCCACCTCAATGCTCACCTCCACCCCGTCGAACGGCCACGTTCCTGCCTGTTCGTAAGAATCTCTCAGAGAGTTGGGAAAAAACGCATTCTCATAGGCGCTATAAACATATTCACTCATAATTAGCTCCCGATTGATATCCACTGCCCACCTTCATTAGCGACATTCACATGTGCAGTGAATCCTATTGGCTGTTGTTCGGTCGCACCCCACATATTCCCTCCACCCCATCCCGCATCAGAAACAATTACCTGATCCACTTTTGTGGGGTATCTGATTGGGAAGTTGATTGTTTTGGTTGTTGTATTCGTAAAATCTATTGCTCCGTACTGAATCAGCAGCTCGCCGAGCTTGTACCATCCAGGGCCTGAAACAATATTTAGATCTGCCCGCACCAGAGCCGCGCTGTTCCGCGAAAGTAAAGTTCTGGCAAATGCCGTAAAGTCTGCCAGCGCCATCAGGTCATTACCGATGAAATATGGAATCCTGTCAGCAGAACCGACCAAACCAGCCAGTGCGGTCAGGGTTGGGTCAATGGGTTGCTTACCGGATAACGCATTCAGCACAGTTGTAGAGAAATTAGCATCACCCCCCAGAGCATCTGCCAGTTCCTTAAGCGTATCCAGTGCCGCAGGAGAGCCATTAACAAGCGCGGCAAGGGCAGCTTTTACGAAAGCTGTTGTTGCTATCTGCGTGTTATTGACTGTCTGCGCTGGCGTGGGTGCAGTTGGGATGCCCGTTAAGTCGGGGCTGACCAGTGGCGCTCCTCCAAGATTGGCAAGCCCGCCTGCCGCAGTAGACGAGCCGGTACCGCCATTGGCTACTGGGATGACTGTTGAAGGGTCGCTGTTGAAGATTTTAGTAACAACAAAACTACGGCTCCCTTTCGCACCCGTCATGCAAACATCGTACTGAGACCTGTTTCCTCCAGCCTGCGAATTTGAAGTAAGTCGAACAAGAAAACGATTGGCGGCCGCTTGCGCCAGGACGCATTCAATGTTCACATCAGTCCCGGCACTATAGGTAACTCCTGCAGGCGCATTGGCCCAGGAGTTAACTGGAGCAATGATTTTTTGTCCGGTAAGAAAATCGGCTTGCTGCCAGTCGAAAGAGGCGACGGACGGCATGGCTAATATACCAATTCCCATATCCTCAAAGCCTAACGTTTTGCGCCCGCCTGCTGGCGTAGTTGCCCCGAGACCGCCGTTGGCAAGTGGAACCACCGTTGATGCCCCACTGTTAAACACCTGAACTACATCGAAAGTACGCGCCCCTTTTGAGCCACTGGTGGTGATTATGTATTCAGGACGGTCCCCCAACGAATGTACTCGTAGCACATATCTGCCGTTTTGGGCCAAGGTACACTTGATGACAACCGAAGCACCCGTGACATATGCCACGCCCGCAGGTCCGTTTTGCCAGGTACTATACTGCGTGCAAATGTTTTGCTCCGTATAGAAGTCCGCTTGCTGCCAGTCGAAGTTGGCAACAAGCGTCTGACTAGCCAAGCCCATACCCATCGCTGCCATAGCATCAGCGCCAATCAGCCGCCACCCGTTGACATCGCCACCAGGATACCAACTGACAGAAGTCCATCCTGTTGCCGCGTTAGGTGCGCCATGACGTTCATACGTCCCGATAGTGGTAAACAGAAGCTGATTAAGCCCTGCGATCGTTCCACCCTGGCGGCGAATCGACATAATTACTGCATTACCGTTTATACCAGCAGGCAAATCAGACCTTGAACCGGATAATACGTAAGTCTGATTTTGTGCAAAGTAAGTGGCATCTGAAAGGGTGGCAGACGCAGGCAGTACCACGTTCGAACTCAGCCCTCCGACTTCAATCCAGTCAACCCAAGGACCATTCGTCCCGTTCCAGGTGGCAGAGAGATAGCGGATAAAAAAACGTCCTCCATCTGTAGTGTATGTCTGCGTGCAGTTGTTACGCCCTCCTGGGCACACCTCAAAAACGCCCCTTTCATTTGCGGGGTATCCGTTGGCTGTCGTGGCATAAGTTGTGCTTGATTGGCTCCATTTGCCGATGAAATCTGACGTTGGCCCGTAATTGTTCAGATTTGCGTTTGCGGGGAGCGCGCCCCGGTTGAGAATTGCTGGCGCCACTGCGCGGGTTACAAATTCAGTGGTTGCGAGCTGCGTGTCATTAGACGCTTGCGGTGCTGTTGGTGCAGTAGGCTTTCCGGTCAGAGCAGGATTAGCAATCGGTGCTTTGGCTGCAAGTGCATTGAGCATGGTAGTTGCAAAGTTCGGATCGTTTCCGAGAGCCTCCGCCAGTTCGCTGAGGGTATCCAGTGCGCCAGGCGAGGAGTTAACCAGCGCAGCGATTGCTGTCATAACAAACTGCGTATTTGCGAGCTGCTGCGAATTGTTACCTGCAGTAGCCGTCGGTGCCGTCGGCGTGCCGGTCAGCGCCGGGCTTACAAGTGGCGCTTTAAGTTTGGCCTCATCCATGACGGTTTTTACCGCTTTCGGGGTGGCGGCCAGCGTTTCGGATGTACTGGTTGTCGAGCTGCTGAGCTGCGTAAACCCTTTTGCAGCCAGGGTGGCGTCCGGGTGGTTGCGGGATTTTGCGTGCTTGTCGATTTCACTATCAACATAATCCTGCGTAGCCATCACGGTAGTGGCATCCATAGTGATAGTGATCGCATTGACCTCGCTGACCGCAATCACCATGCGGATCACCATTTTGCGCCCGGCACCTTCGCTTAATGATGGCTTGTAGGTTTCTGCCATGTTGCCGACGGCCAGAAGTGTTCCGGCGGAATCATACAGCGCCATTTCACGGATCCAGAATCCACTCGTTTCCGGTTTTTCCGGTGGAATTACCAGTTCAACAACAATATTTTTCGGATCGCTGGCATCAATGCTCGCTCTGTTAATCGGCGCGCGGTAAACCTCCCTGACCAGTTTTGTCTGGGCAGGGTTCGGAGTGGGCAGCGTGCCGCCGCCATCACCCACGGCCATTTTTGCGGTATTGTCCAGAACAATGCTGGCGGTGCCAGCCAGAACCGCCGCGATTTTTGCGGCACCTGCTGTGGTGATAATAGTTTTAAATTTCGCCATGATAATTACCCTGGATAAACCGTAATAATGTCGCCGTCATAGATGGCCCCGCCGGTATAGAGATAACCCGGCACTTCCTGCACAATATTGATTGAGCAGTGACGACTGACGGGCCTGGCATCACTGATCAGTCGGTCCATTTCGATATTCATGTTTGGCGTCATGCCGCTTTCCGGCACTCCTATGTCCAGTTCGAACGTGCCAGGCGTGGCATTGTTTTCCCACCATTCCGTAATACCGATGATTCGCCCAAGCGGGCCAACCGCACTGCGGATAGCGGCAAGCGTCCCTTTGCGGCGGTGAATGAAAAAGGCGTCACTGACAGCCTGGCGCTTGACGTTCTCTGCCCAGGTTTCATCCCAGCGATCAACCGAAAACGCCCAGGCCAGGTAAGGCAGAAACTTCACCGGGCATTTCCACGGGTTCCATAGGTCACGCAGCGGCACATCAAGATTGCTGATATCGCTGCAGGCCTGCGCCAGTCGACGCTCAAGGACAGACGATCCCGGAGGAAGCAGACTATTCATCCGTTCCCCCGATAGTTACAGTGGCTGCTGTGCAGTAAGCCGCTTTTGATTTATCCAGCACCACATCAACTGCAGGCGCGGTCAGCTCTACACGCTGGACCCCTTCCACATGGAGCGCACCGTAAATGGCAGATCTGCGGATATCACGTCCCAGCCGTGCCTGGGCTTTAATGTAGGATTGCAGCCGCTCAATAGCGGCCGCTTTAATAGGCTCCGCCTCCGGCCCCGGATAGAGATAGAGCTGGGCATTAATCGTGTAATTCACGATGGAGGCAGACTGCACTGTTACCCGGTCAGCCACCGGGCGCACACTTTCATCATTGAGCGCGGCAGCCACAACAGCGAGCAGGTCTGCTGCTGCCGTTCCATCTCCTTCGCGGGAAAGTATTGTAACGGTGACATTTGCCGGTGTAGGGCTGATAGCTGACGCATCAGCCACACGGCCATCAGCACTGCGCGCGTGAAATTCATAGGCCGCGGACGGTCCAGCAACGCTCAAACCCTCCATTGCCGCCGGTATGCGCTGACGTAGATCAGTATCAGACTCCATCACCGCCTGAACAGGCGGAATCGCTGTCGGGTCCCCGGGAATGATCGTAAGTCGTTTTACGTTATTAATGGCTGCCAGCTGATCGAGATCTCTACCCATCGCATAAGCCACCATGACCGCCTGCGCAGCCTCATTGATTCGCTGGCGCAGCAGGATTTCCCGGTATGTGTTTTCCTGCAGTAATTTGGTGACGGGTTCAGACTCCAGATCAAGCGTGCGCCGCACCGCGTCCTGTTCATCCACCGGATAAAGGGCCACAAAAGCTGCCTTGCGCTCAGCAAACAGCGCCTCAAAGTCCGGCACCTCAATAATCTGTGGGGCCGGGAGCTGTGAAAGGTCAATGACTGCCATTATCTGCTCCTGTTGGCACTGAAAGGGATACAGACGCGCCGTTATTGCGCTTCCCGGTTAGCTCAACCACCATTGAGCCGTCAAAGCTGCTGCTGATAGTGATGGAATCCAGCGTAAGCCGTGGCTCCCATCGGCTCAGGGCTACGTAAACCGCAGACATGATCTGCAGGCGCAGCGCCGGGTTCTGCGGCTGGTCTATCAGGGCAGACAGCAGGGAGCCATATTCCCGGCGCGCAATTCGGCTCCCTTGCGGGGTCAGCAGAATATCCCGTACTGACTGGCGCAGGTGTTCCGTATCAGTGATAGCCCTGCCGTTACCCTGACTCATGCCGATATACAGCGTCATACCGGGCCTCCCGAGGTATCGCCGCCTTTCATAACTTTGATATGGGCATGGTCATCCACCACGATCCCGTTAGAACTCATCGCGCCGCCGCCCTGTGTAACGCTGCCGTTAATCACGACATCGCTGTTAATACGGGTGCTTTCAGCTTCCACAACAAACTCACCGGTTTTCAGGGTGATGTTGTCAGCCGCCTCTATCACCATTGATTTGATACCTTTGACGTGCCAGCGTCCGGTGGCGGGCTCGTACTCAAACCATCCCCCGTCCGGGTATTCCGTCACGCAACCGTCCACGGAATCCGACGGCGGCGCAAACTGATTGGAGTAAATAGCAGGCAGCGCAAAGGCGGTTTCAAGGTTCCCGCCCATGCTCAGTACCACCACCTGTTCATCCGGGGACGGACACCACCAGGTGCGACCGCCCCCGGCACGCAGTGTCAGCCAGTTAATCCAGTTGGTTTCAAGCTCGCCCACTTTTACCCGGCACAGCCAGTTCTCCCGGTCCACTTCGGTCACGGTGCCGGTGCGGATCAGGTTGGTGATAAGGCGCATGATTTCGGTCAGTTGTGCGTTCATAACAAGAGGTTGCCACCAATAACTTACGGTAGGCAGCGTGCGAAATTGTGCTAGCTGTAGCACAAAGGCTATGGCAAAGCTCTAAGGGGGAACATATAGACTTTAGATAATGCTTAATAGATACCCATCAAGACAGCATCCTCAAATCATCTTTAATAAAAAACGTTCTCTAATCTTATCAATGAATAAAAATGACATTACCTCACACACTTTCCATTTAAGTTTTGACACCATTGATGTTTATTGACAACATACAGAGAAACACTCTAATAAGGGGAAAACCATGCCTAATGAAAATCTAGATATTGATTCAAGGACGACAGAACAGTTATACGAATGGTACTTACAAGGTAATTTGATAGTAAATAGACGCTATCAAAGAAAACTAGTATGGTCTCTTGAGGAAAAAACATCCTTAATATCATCCATGTTGCAGCAATATCCAATTCCGTTATTACTCTTCGTGACTATAAATGAGCAAAGAGAGATACTTGATGGTATGCAAAGGTTAGAAGCGATCATGAGTTTTATTGAGCAGAGGTTTTCTTTAAATAATCAATACTTTGATTTAGATTCCATTGCTCTAACTAAAGAATTAAAAGATAACGGGACTTTAATACAAAAGGAACCAATCCTGCCTCGTGATTCATCTGCAACTATTGCACGTTATAGATTTGCAATCTCAGAATACAGCTCCTCAAATGAAAACATTGACGAAGTTTTCAGGAGAATAAACTCTAATGGAAAAATCCTATCTAAGCAGGAATTACGAAGCGCAGGAACGGTAAGCAACTTCTCTGAACTTGTCAGATCCATCTCAACAGCTATTAGAGGCGATACTAGTCATACCGACGTTATGAACCTCAAACAAATGCACAAAATTTCCATTAGTAACGATAAGTTAGAGTATGGAGTAAATATTGACAATCATTTCTACATTAAACACCACGTTTTAACAAGACGAAGTATCCGTGATTCGGATGATGAAGAATTAATAGCTAATATTCTTGCTTATATCAGTTTAGAAGAAAAACCCACATCTGGCTCAACATCTCTCGATACGTTTTATGGTCAGGGCGATACTCCTCACGCTCAAGGCTTAAGACAGCAGCTAGAGTCTTATATTCAAACTAACAATGCCAATTCTCTTAAGCAGAATTTTATAGCAGTATATGAATTAATCACAACTTTATATGATGGCAGAAACGATACTTTTCGAAGCCATATATTAGGTGATGATAATACTTCTCAAGAGTGCCCTCGCTATTATCAAGCCGTTTTTTTAGCAATCTATGACCTTCTTTTTAATCAAAACATGCAATTGGTTGATAAAAATGGATTATTTGAACAATTAAAAAATACTGGTAATACAGTAATTATTGTTACTGATGGGGGCCGCTGGGCTGCAAGCACTCGTGAAAAGAGCGTCAACGATCTTATTGCAATGATAAGTAGGTATTTCCAGCCTGCACCACAGAGATATGTTAATCACGCCTGGATAACCGAAATTCGTAACCTCCTCACAAATTCACGAACTGAACAACCAAGTTACGATTTTAAACAGGGTTTTTTCAAACTATCAGGCGGTAATGAATTTGATGATGGTTGTTTGAAAGGAATACTACAAACTTGCGTCGCTATAAACAATATAGGCAGAGAAGCTAAAGGCTATATTTTGGTTGGCATAGCAGAAAATAAAGGCACTGCTGACAGGATTGAACAGCTATATGGAGTTAAAGCATTCGAATTTAATGGCTTTTATATCAATGGAATTGATCATGAAGCATCTATTTGCTCTGGAAGCATTGATGATTACTTTATGCTTTTAAAACAAAAAATCCAAAGCTATAACTTCACTGAAACACTCAAACAACAAATCTTAAGAAATGTTGAGTTTTGCTCTTATAATGGTTTGCACATACTTAAAATTTCAATTAAGAGTACAGGCGAAGTTTGTGATTTTGAAAATAGCTTTTATATTAGACAGGGTTCATCAACTGAATCCCTCACAGATGCACATAAGATATCCGCACTATTCAGATCTTATATGATTAGTTAAACTTAACTTATGAGAAGGTTAGCACGTTAGTGACCTTCTCATATTTTTTATTTAGATAACTCATCAATCAACAATGTAACAATAGCTTTTTTTGTTTCTTGTTTAATACCTAACAAAATTCTTCGTGGATACTTCACTATACAACCATTTTTATTTACGCGATCCCTTAATCCGTAATGATGTACCCGTGCAATACGCTGCACCGAGCCGTCAAACTGCACGCTGGCAGAATCCTCACTGGCAGCGGTTTTCAGGTATTTGGTCGTGCGTAGCTTCGCAAACATCTGGCGCTTGATGCGCCCCTTCTTGCTGCGGGCCGTTACCCGGCGCGGCTCGTAGCCGCTCCCGTCCGGATTTCGCTGCAGCCTGATATTCTGCTGCTGACTACGGCGCAATTCCTGCGCCAGTTGACGCATCATGCGGCTGCGGGCGGCAGGCTCCAGATTCGCCAGCAACGCCGCCAGCCAGTCATCCACCCTCTGCAGATCACCCATGCTTCACCGTCCACATTTCTTCCGGTACGTCCGGTTCCGACACCGCTTCAACGCTCGACACGCCCCCGTCAGTGCTGACCAGCACGCGCTCCGTCAGTTGCAGGTTCAGACTGATATCGCATACATCATTACGCAGGATATCCACGTCAAAGGTGAACAGTTTTTCACGCAACTCCGGGTTGTTGATGGCGTCCGGCTGGTTTTCTCTGAGCCACAGCAATACAGGAGCCATCAGCAGATTCTGATCCCCGCTGAAATCCTCGATCACCACGTTCAGGGTGTAGCGGTACTCCCATGACATCGAGCTGGCCCCGGTTGCCACAAGTGAGCCGTTATCCACAAACAGGTGCAGTTTGTCCGGGTTATTGCGGACGTACGGCACCGCCTTATTCAGGACGCTGCGTAAAGACTGCGGCTTGTTCACTGTCTCGCTCCTGACACGCAATTATCGTGTCCACTTTGTCAGCACACGCCGCCCAGGCGGCCTCCGTTTCATCCAGCACCGCATTCAGATCGCCATTACTGCGCGGCGCTGACCTTTCCAGGCGGCACTGCGTCACTCTGGGACAGCCACTCACGGTAAGCTGCACCTCCGGCGAGGGCCGGACGCTCCCGCAGCCAGATAACGTCAGCAGGCAAAGGAGTATCAGCCCACCGGCGCAAATCCTCATTTTCACGTTTCAGTTCCTCTATCCGGTGCTGGCGGTTGCGCAGCAGCGCGGAGGTCTGCTCCGCTGCCGCATAAAGCCGCGTCTGCTCCCGGCTGTTGGTTTCATTCAGAATGGACAGGCCGATCAGCTGGCTGTTTTTCTTCGTCAGTTCCTGCGCTTTGCTTTTCAGCGCCGCGCCCTGCGTCTCGATGGTGTGGCTGGCATTGTTAAGTCGCCAGGACTGCCAGCCCAGCGCCGCAACAGTCAGCGCCAGCACTACTACTAATGCACGTGTCATACGCCAGCGCCTTTAAGGCACCAGGCCAGCTCCCGCGCGCGGCGATTCTCAAGCCCTTTGTTTTTCTGACCATTAACATAAATCCAGCGCGGCAGCTGATTGCACGCCTGCCACCACTGCTGGCGGTTGATGTAGGACACCATGGTGGATCGGCATATTGCGCCGGTGCCCACGTTGAAACCGATGCTTACCAGCGCATCGTAAACATGCTGCGGGGGCCTGACCTTCAGGCAGGCATCCAGCCTTTTTTCCGTCAGCAGCACATTGCTGATTAACCCCTGCGCTACCTGCCGTTCCGTAATGGTTTTGCCGGGCACCACGCCGGACGTATTGCCGATCCCGTCGGTCCAGACACCCGCGCTGCACTGATAAGGCTGCAGGCGGCACCCCTCGAAATCGGCTAACAGCTTCAGCCCCTCGACTGAGGTATTCAGCGACTGGAAGCCGGGCAGCGTGGCGGCGACAGCCAGCACCACCCCGACAAGGCAGCGCTTAACGATTGAAGGATTCATATTCCCCCCGCGTGATTTGCCCGTTACGCAGCAGCTGGTAGGTTTTATGTTTGTAATACCAGTTGATAGCCAGCATCAGCACACCAATCAACACGCCGCCAACCGTTGAAGCATCCTTAAGCGACAGATCGCCCAGCCATGCCAGCAAAACAGCGATGCAGTACGTGATAAAGGCGCTGATTCGTTCAAGCGTCATAATTCAGTCCCATAGCTGGACGGTCTGCGCCGTGGTTGTCGCCGGAATGTCCGGCAACTCCACCTGCAGCCCGTGCGGTAAAAAAGGGCCATACTCAGCCAGCCCCGGATTTGCCTGCAGAACCTGCTCGGTGACACCCTGCGTGCGCCCGTAATGACGCCAGCAAAGCGCGTCCACCGTGTCATACTGGTGCGCACGCACTTTCATCAGATAAGCTCCACCGTGCAGTGCGGTGCATCCTGCACCCGGCTGATAGCCCAGCGGGCATCACGCCACAGCTCGCCGCTGGCCTCCGCCAGTTCCTCCCCTCGCTTTACTCCGGATGCCGTGGCGTCATAATCCTGGTAACGCTCATTGAGCACGGCGCGCGCCCAGCAATACACGGCGTTAAGGTAGTGCTGAATGCGCTCGCTTTTGCCGTCCAGCATTTCCGCCGGTACGCCAGCCAGATCCCGGTAGCCCAGCATCTGCTGGCGGTTGCGGAAGTCGTACAACTCAGCGTTAACTTCGGAAATAGCTGTCAGCGCAACCTGCCTCAGACGGGGCTGCGTCACCGTGCCGTCAGTGCGCATCACACTGCGAAACTCCGACAAGTCCACATCAGGCCAGAACGGCGTATTTTTAATAACGTCCGCCTGTTCCGGTGCCTGTTCTGGCGCAATAAACTGCATGCGGCTTTCTCCTGAAATAGTGGGCGGTGGACGGGGTTTTGATGTGGCAGTGCCTTTCGCCACCCCGTGCCGCCCGTGCGCGGGGCACGTTCGTTAGCGGCTGTCACTGCGCAATCTGCGCTCCAGCTGCTGCTTTTCTTTTTTCACGCCACAGCGGGGATCGAGCTGCAGCGCATGAGTAAGGTGATTCAGGGCAGAAGCCGGATTGTTTTCAGTGAGTACCGCGCCGATGGCTTTATGCAGGCGTGCCCGGGACTGGTCCGGCATATCCAGATCGGTTGTCAGGTCCAGCGTCTGCAGGAGCAGATCGGCATCAAAACTGGTGGCAGCCAGCAGGGCGCTCTGTGCGGCGTCCGCCATTTCTTCCGCCAGAACGGTCTGCACGTTGCGGTTGCCCAGCGGCATCACCCAGCCATGGCGCAGTGCATGACGCCCGATTTCCAGCGCACCGGCATAATCACCGGCATCGATACGCCACAGCATCACGTACATCAGCACGTCATCCTGCTGCGCACCTCCGGCAGCCAGCACGCCTTCAGCCCAGGCGGCATATTTCGGCAAAAGTTCGACCTTGATTGCCGCTTTTTTCACGGTGGACTGGATACCCTTGAGGCGGCGGCGATCTTCTGCCAGCTGGAGCAGCATCAGGTCATAGCCGGACGCATGGCGAACACTGCCGCCCTCCCGGGCGGCCTGTTCGGCCTGAATGCGCAGGCGGTGCTGCCGTGCGGGACTCAGGCTCATGCGTTACTCCTCAGTTTCTGTTTCGGCGGGTTCTTCCACAGGCGCAGACTGCACCGCAGCTGGCTCGCTGAAATCACCGATAGTGATGTTTTCGACCAGGGCCGCGCAGCGATAGTCTTCAATCACATACGCTTCGTTGACGGACTCAAAGTTTTCGATCCGGTCACGTTTCGGGTTGTCGATAACAGAACGGCGGCGGGTGTCTTCCTGCCAGTAAATGGACAGGTTATCCAGACGGGTGATCAGCAGGGCATTCGCCGGGAAGAACGGCGCGCGTACCGCCTGTAGACCGCCCATGCGTTTCTGGCTGATAATCAGATCGGCGGCGATTTTCTCGCTGTTTTCCTGCTCTTTGTTGACCAGCGGGAAATACTTGTCAGACAGCAGTTCACGACCGCAGATAACAACCAGTTCGTCATCGTCCTGATAAACTACGTCGATCAATTCATTGACCGCATCCATCACCACGGCGTCCAGGTTGGCATAGTCGCCGCCCTTGCCCACCTTCACCGCGCCTGCAGTGGTGGAGCCATCCTGGGTGGTGCTGCCCAGTACGTGGTCCGGCGCGTCTTCGCGGATTTTCTGCAGCCAGCCCTTATTCACGTCCTGCAGCAGCGGGTTTTCAGCGCGGTTGGAGGTTTTGGCACGCTTCACGCCGTTGAAGCCGATCATGATGCGGTCCAGCGCCTGGCGCTTGATGATGGCGTTACGGATACGCACCTGGAAGTCCTGGAATTTCGCCCACAGGTCCAGCTTTGCGTAGGTCAGCACCGTGTCAAAGTTGGTCTGTTCGCATTTATATTCCACGTCCTCCATCAGCATCGGATCGGTAGGTTCGCGATCTTTGGTCGTGGTGTCGGTGGTTCCGGCAATGGTGGAGCCAACGCCCAGGCCAAGCAGCTGGCCGGACTGCTCCGCAACCGGCGTAATGTTAATCAGCGTCAGGAAAGCGGCGGACTGCTGGATCTGGTCTTCCAGCGTCTGCTGCACGGACGGGTCTACGGTGAACTTGCTGGAAAGTTCTTCGACTTCCACGTTGTTCAGGCGCGCCAGCTGCTGCAGGTAGGCGTTAAAGGCAAAGCGGGTATTCTTTTTCATCGGGTTTTATGCTCCATCAGCAATTGGTCAGGGTGCCTGCCGGTGCGTCACCGCCCGGCGCGCGCTGGCGGTAATCTTTACGGCTGTCTTCACGGCTCAGCTGCTGCTGAAGCTCGGCAAAGGCGGCCTGCTGTTCCTGCAGCGAGGACTCCAGCTCAGAAATACGTGCGTCCTGGTCGGACAGGGATTTATCAGTGCGCTCGCTCAGGTTCTGCTGTTCGGTGGCGACCAGCTCGACGGCTTTGTGCACGTCTGAAAAACGCGCATCATCGGTCTGCTCTTTTTTGGTGAACAGCGCGGTGACGCGGGCAAAGAGGGACGGCTTTTCGTCCTGGGTTTCTTCCAGTTCAATCAGCGTTTCTTCAGCGGCGGTAAACAGGTTTTCAGGGCTTAGCTTGCGGTTAGCCAGCGGGTTCTGTTTGGCGGTGGCACTGAAAGCCAGCATCTCGGTGCCCAGGCTCGCCGGATCGTCAGTGGCAGCCAGGCCGACGAGGTAGGCTTTGCCGGTGTCGGCAAATTTCGGGTTAACTTCCATGGAGGTGAATTGCTTTTGCCACTGCTTAATCAGACTAATCAGATCAGGCGATGGGTTAATTTCGGCGTACAGCGCCATTTTCCCTTTTAATGGCCCTTCCGTGATTTCTTCGGCGGTTAAGCCGGTGACATGCCCATAACGCTTAAACGTGCCATCCGGCGAATAGCCTTTAATGTGCTCAAGGTTAATTTGCGCCGTATACACCGCAGGGTTGTAGCTGGCAGCCATTTGTACCAGCCATTCGCGCTGGATTTCGCGCCCGTCGGTGGTGGCACCTTCCACCCCGATGCGGAAACGCTTTGCTTTCACTGTCATGAGCCGTGCTCCGTTAGAAAAAACTTACTGGAGCCTTATGTTTGCGGTGATGGGGGGAGTGAAACAACGCGTGGCGCTTGTACGGTCAGCCACACAAACCGCAGCCGGGGAAAGCCGCCGGGCAAGGCCGTATGTTTGGGCCATGAACACGACAATGACCCCCGCAGACCTCGATCCCCGTCGGCAGGCAATGCTGCTGTACTTTCAGGGATACCGCGTAGCCCGCATTGCTGAAATGCTGGGCGAGAAAGTTGCAACCGTTCACAGCTGGAAGAAGCGCGACAAGTGGGGCGAGTATGGGCCGCTGGATCAGATGCAGCTCACCACCGCCGCGCGCTACTGCCAGCTCATTATGAAGGAGCAGAAAGAAGGGAAGGACTTCAAGGAAATTGACCTGCTGGCGCGCCAGTCAGAGCGCCACGCCCGGATCGGTAAATTTAACGATGGCGGGAACGAGGCTGATTTAAATCCGAAGGTTGCTAACCGCAACAAAGGCTCGCGCCGCCAGCCCGAAAAGAACGTTTTCACCGACGAACAGATCGAGAAGCTGGAAGAAATCTTCCGCAACGGCATGTTTGAATACCAGCGCCACTGGTGGCAGGCGGGTGTCAAACATCGTATCCGCAACCTGCTTAAATCGCGCCAGATCGGGGCGACCTACTTTTTTGCCCGAGAAGCGCTGATTGACGCCATCACCACCGGCCGCAACCAGATTTTTCTCTCAGCCAGCAAGGCGCAGGCGCACGTCTTCAAGCAGTACATCATCGACTTTGCAAAAGAGGTGGATGTAGAGCTGAAGGGCGACCCGATGACCCTCAGCAACGGCGCGTGCCTGTACTTCCTTGGCACCAACGCCCGCACGGCGCAGAGCTACCACGGCAACCTGTACCTGGATGAATATTTCTGGATACCGAAATTCCAGGAGCTGCGCAAGGTAGCCTCCGGTATGGCCATTCACAAAAAGTGGCGGCAGACCTACTTTTCAACCCCGTCCAGCCTGACCCACAGCGCCTATCCGTTCTGGTCCGGCGCGCTGTTCAACCGGGGCCGCGCCAAAGCGGACAAGGTGGATATTGACCTGACCCACACCAATCTGGCTCCGGGCCTGCTTTGCCCGGACGGCCAGTACCGCCAGATCGTCACCGTGGAGGATGCGGTGCGCGGCGGCTGTAACCTGTTCGACCTGGACCAGCTGCGCATGGAGTACAGCCCGGACGAATACCAGAACCTGCTGATGTGCGAATTCATTGACGATCTGGCGTCAGTATTCCCGCTGAGCGAGCTGCAGGCGTGCATGGTGGACAGCTGGGAAGTCTGGTCCGACTTTCAGGCGCTGGCGCTGCGCCCGTTTGGCTGGCGTGAAGTCTGGATAGGCTATGACCCGGCAAAAGGTACGCAGAACGGCGACAGCGCCGGGTGCGTGGTAGTGGCACCACCCACTGTGCCGGGCGGCAAGTTCCGCATTCTGGAGCGGCACCAGTGGCGCGGGATGGACTTCCGCGCCCAGGCTGACGCCATTAAAAAGCTGACCCAGCAGTACAACGTGACCTATATCGGCATCGACTCGACCGGCGTCGGCCACGGCGTCTATGAAAACGTTAAGGCGTTCTTCCCGGCGGTCCGGGAGTTTGTCTACAACCCCAACGTCAAAAACGCCCTGGTGCTTAAGGCATACGACATTATCAGCCACCGCCGCCTGGAGTTTGACGCCGGGCATACCGACATTGCGCAGTCATTCATGGCTATCCGGCGCGCCACCACCGCCAGCGGCAACCGCCCCACCTACGAAGCCAGCCGCAGCGAAGAAGCCAGCCATGCAGACCTAGCATGGGCAACGATGCACGCACTGTTTAACGAACCGCTGCAGGGCGAAGCCGCCAATACCAGCAATATTGTGGAGATTTTTTGATGGGCAAGAGGAATAGAAACCGCGCTGCAGCTAAACAGAGCGTTCAACAGAGTAGCGGCGTATCTGCAGAAGCATTCAGCTTTGGCGACCCGATCCCGGTACTGGACCGCCGGGAATTGCTGGATTATGTGGAGTGCGTGCAGATGGACCGCTGGTATGAGCCGCCGGTGAGTTTTGACGGGCTGGCGCGCACCTACCGCGCCGCCGTGCATCACAACTCACCGATTGCCGTTAAGCGTGACATTCTCAGCAGCACCTATATCCCGCACCGCCTGCTCAGTCAGCAGGCCTTTTCCCGTTTCGTACAGGATTATCTGGTATTCGGTAACGCCTATCTGGAAAAACGCACCAACCGGCTCGGCGGCATTCTCTCGCTTGAGCCATCCCTGGCGAAATACACCCGCCGCGGCGTGGACCTCGACACATACTGGTTTGTGCAGTACGGATTCACTACGCAGCCTTACGAATTCACGCCGGGAAGCATTTTCCACCTTCTTGAACCTGATATTAACCAGGAAATTTACGGGCTGCCCGGCTACCTCTCAGCCATTCCGTCGGCCCTGCTCAACGAGTCCGCCACGCTGTTTCGCCGGAAGTATTACATTAACGGCAGCCATGCGGGCTTTATCATGTACATGACCGACGCCGCGCAGAACCAGGAGGACGTGAACAACATCCGCCAGGCCATGAAAAGCGCCAAGGGCCCGGGCAACTTCCGCAACCTGTTCATGTACTCGCCCAACGGCAAAAAAGACGGGATTCAGATCATTCCTTTGTCAGAGGTAGCGGCAAAAGATGAATTTCTGAATATCAAGAATGTGAGCCGGGATGACATGATGGCCGCGCACCGCGTGCCGCCGCAGATGATGGGCATCATTCCCAACAATACCGGCGGCTTTGGTGACGTGGAAAAGGCCAGCCGCGTCTTTGTGCGCAATGAGCTGATGCCGCTGCAGAAGCGCCTGCAAGAGCTAAATGACTGGCTGGGCGAAGAGGTGATCCGCTTCGAGCCATACACGCTGGGACTAGACACAACCAACGCTAACTAAAATTAATAAGCAGCGCCTCTGCTTGTTAAAGGCGCTGCTAAACCTCAAAAATTTATCGATCTTCCCCAAGAACTCCGGTCTTAATCAGCTGATTCCAGAAATTTTTCATTTTCTGCCCTGTCTGCTGATTAACAAATAGAGATGATCTGGCACCGTGTGGATATCCCATCAACTGCCCGCGCATATCTTCCCAACTTTCACAATAAACTGCGTGCCGCCAGTTAGGAACCTCGCTTTCAAGCATCAATCCAATTGCTGCTTTTGCTGGGATGGTGCCATCTTCTTCCATATCTTCCGAAAAATGCCAATGGCATTTAATTAGTAATGGGACGGCGTTTTCATGATAAAGCACAACGTCTTCAATCTTTTCGATAGAGATATAGGCGTCCCCGTGCTTTAGACGTTTTACACCTGCTATAAATTCATCAACATCATGGCCATAAGGACAGGTAAGAATACCGTTCCTGAAATAGACCGTGTGATCCAAATATTTAAAGCTGGGAGTATTTTTGGGAACCGTAGGCGCCCAGTTAGCTTTATCTCTTTCCAACAAAAAAGGATGCCATGCCGGATACCCATCCACTACTGGCCCACACTCTTCAACAATTTCCTCTAACTTCGCCCTGACCTTCGAACGCATCTCCTGATTTGAACCTTGTGGAACTAGATATCTGTAAGCATTTTCGAAGTTCGCTGCTGCTGCCTCTTCCGCTCTGAAAGCCATAAAGCACCTCATAAAATTGACGACTCACGCACAAAATAAGATATTCATGCGCAAGCTGCAAGCATTATGTTTTGCCGCTTAAGCCAATCCCCTCAATAAACAACCTCAACAGCTTTCTGCGGGGCGCTTCTTTTTTTGCGGCTTGGACCTCACCCTTTCAATTTGAAGCCGCCAGCGGGCCGTAGGCTGCGCCGGATTTTTGCTATTTCACTCCTTTGCGCGCGCTCGTATCCCCGCCACGCCTGCCCGCTTGATATAGTGGTTTTCATGCAGGTGCATGACATAAACAAAAGCCCGCCAGAACTGGCGGGCCTACGTTAAAACAATTCTAAAACTATCATGCAGATTCATGCATCATAGTCATGCATGTCTATTCTTTATCTTTGTTACCTTTGAATAATCCACTGACAACAAAACCAACCAATCCAACTATGCTAATGGTGCTTGTACCGAGGAGAGCAATTATCACTTCGCTAGGGGGATTACCTTCATTTTTTGCTACATAAATGAAGACAACTAATGCAACAAAGCAACACCAGTACTGCATAAAGCGGAACGTAGCGGCAGCCATCTGCAAACGTAATCGGTTATCGATACGTCGCCCCCTAGCCATAGCATGATTATTCTTTGTTTTTGCTCGTAACTCGTCATTTTCGCAGCTAATCCGAACAATTTCTTCTTTCGACTTTTGTATAGTTAGGGAGTCTACTTGTCTTTGATGCGATAAACTCCAATACCCTAAAGCTTGGAGTTCCTCGTGCTCATCTTCTGAGGGAGTATCAAAGGCTTGCGCCTCTTTCTGGGCTTTATCATCTGCCTCATCTTCTTCTTGCGAGGATTCTTTAGAAGACTTTTGAGGCTCAGTGGAGGTTATGGTTTTAACAAGATCGTCAACGTTAGCGCTGATAGCGCCTCTTAGTATGCTTTCGAACAGATCATTATCAATGGTCATAAAAAACCCCGCTTTTGAGCGGGGTCAATAATAACCTGTACTTACAAGCCGTTGCAAATCGGGTCACGCTTTATCAATTTCAGATAGTATTCTTTGATACTCGCGTCACTGATTATATTCTCTCTTTTCACCATTGCTTGCGACCAAGGTGTACCTGGTCGGTGAGTAAACTCAGAGAGAACAACTCCTGAAAGCTTGCCATAAGTTTCGTAAACCATATCAAGCAAAGAAGCTGTTTTGCTATCCAAGGTTTCTGTTTCAATCGCAGTAGTCGGTGCCTTATCTGCAATCGGTTCAGAACGGTTGTGACGCAGAGCATAATACACGGACGGTATGACCGGACCATACCTCCACGCACACACGGGTTCTTCAAGCAAAGGCTCATTTAGAAACGCTAAACTATAGCCATGAGCTATGTAGAGCAGTTTCTGGGCCTGCATGTGAGTGAGGTCAGTCCCCTTTTTCTTTGCTCGCTCAATAAACTCATTAACGATACAAATCGGGTTATACATAAAACCTCCTTAGATGAGTTACGCCTCTCCGGCGTTACATCTTATGTAGACGAATACCTCGTCTACTTTGAGACTAACCGACCAGTTAGGTATCGTCAATGCTAATGAATAGTCATGAATAGCGATGAGGATACATGATTGGCGGCGCGCGAATTATAGGTTCGAGACTTCAGCAAATCAATCTCAAAAGTGTAAACCAGCCCACTAAACAACCAAAAAACAAAACCGATTAGACATGAAACCCCAACAAACAAAAAATCTATTTTATAACAACAAGTTGCTGTAACAATAAGAGTGTTAATTGATGAAGAAACCGTAAAATTAGCTTTCTAACGCCTCGTTTCACTCGTTGTTCAACCTTACCCCCGTCAGAATGAATCCTTTCGGGGGCAACGTTTCAGTGTAACCAGCTGTCGTCTTCCCAGACCTGCTGCAGAATTTCCCTTACACGTTCTTTATCTTCAGCCTGTCTTACCCCGCTAAGTTCAATACCATTGGCGCTGCCCTTGCGGATTCGGATAGCTGTTTTTGGGTACAGGGGGCGCAAATTTCGGTAAAGCTCGGATTCAAGTGCTTCTAACAGCGCCTGGCTAATTTTCTGCTCTTTATCGATCATTATTTCAATGCGCATAGATTTCCCCCTAACTGGTAGCGTCCATTGTGCGGCTGTATCCATGGTTGCGAATTTTCGCCATCAGCTCGTCAGTCAGCTCAGAAACCCACTGGATAGCCAGCCGCTTTTCTTCGTCGCTGCACTCACTTGCCGCTACCAGCTTTATGAAAAAATCAATGCGCTGAAGTTTCAATGACTCCAAAAGATAATCCTGCATTTTCCCTCCTATTACGGCCACTTACACAACATAGCTGTATATATATCCACTGTTTATGCATACAGTATAGTACCGATTTCTAAATGTAAAACGCTTTTTTGGCCTTCAATAAGAAAGCCCTGACATGAGTTAAAAACAGGAAATTTTTTGGGTGGTCAGTAATACTGCCGCCACTTGTCATCCTCACGCAGCCGCCCGTTCTGGTAAAAGATGCGCAACCCGCCCCCTGACGGAAGGCTGCCGCCGCGTACAAGTAAATTAACCTCGTATTCACTGCCATCGAACCCTCTTGACTGCAGTTCATACTCAAGCTGAAGGCGCTGCTGATCCGAAATGTTCTGTTTGTATTCCTTTTTCCGCTTCGGTTTAACGAGCCTCAGCCTTGCGGCCAACTCACGGCGTTCTTTCCGGCCCATGCTATGCAAGTACTCATGCAGCTCCTTGTCATTCATGGATTTAATCTCAGGTAGATCTCCACCTGTTTGGTTCGAATTTTCAACAGGGGGACAGTTATTGCCACGAGTCCAAGGGGCGCAAGCGCCCTGGTCGGCTGTCGCCTCCTGAAGGTCAACGGCTTTACGAACCATTTTCCACTTCACTGCATGAGTACAGATCCGGCCCTCAATGACCGGGGACCAGATGCCATAAATACGAACACCATGATCGCCGTAGGCGCTCGGCTCCTCGTTGAGTTCGTAGGCAGTCCTGACAAGGTGATGTTTACGGGGAACCAGGACGCCGCCCTGCTTCATGATGTAGGTGGCAAAACAGCCAGCATCAGCTGCGGCCAGCACAGCATCCAGACGCGGGTTTTCCAGTACCGGCGCGCCTGCCTCCTTGTCACCCTGCGACCTGGCAGCCTGACCAGCCAGCAAGCGCAGCTCGCGGTACGCCTGGCGGCCAGGGATACCAAAGAAGCGGAACTGCTGGACGCGGTGCAGCGAAGCCCAGGCATTTACGTTTTCAGCGTTATCGCGTAGTGATCTGCCTGTTTCCTTACTGATTTCCTGCGCCAGCCCGCGCCCGTCGATATTCTTGCTGATGTATTTGGCGATATAGCTTGTAGGCGTGCCCTTGCGCGGGTTGATAAGCTCAGACTTAAAGCGCGGCTCGGTATTGGTGCCCAGCTCCTCCCGGTCCTCACGAATGGCAAATTTACGCAGCAGTGCGGTGATGGAACGGCGGTCTTTTTTGCGCATGAAGCACAGAAGATGCCAGTGCACGGTGCCGTCATGGTGCGGCTCTGCAACACGGATGCCATACCAGCGCAACCCGGCCTTGTGCATGGCCTTGCGGAAAGCGGCGAACGTATCAACCAGATAGTCACTGCTCTGACGGACGGTGGCGCTGGTCCACTTCGGATTTGGCCTGCCGTTGTTGAGGGTTGCGTGGAAGCGTGACGGGCAGGTGATGGTATAGAACACCGCACAGTCTCCGCGCATTTCTGCGATCAGCTCCAGCCCCTTAACGCAGGCCATCATTTCGTTGCGCCGGTGCGCCGGATTGCTGCTGCTGGCGTTTACCACCTCTTCCAAATCCAGCGTGTCACCTTCGGCGTTAACCAGCTCATGCGAGCGGAAAAACTCCAGTGATTTGCGGCGCTGTTCGCGTTTGTGGATCACGGCCTCATAGCTGACATACGGGGACGCCTTTTTGTTAACCAGGCAGACAGCGCGCAGCTGCTCTTCCCGCCATTCACACCGCATCTGCCACAGCTTGCGATACCACCAGTCCGCGCAAAGCATACGGGCAAGCGAGCCCGGAATAAGTTCGTATGGGACCGGGTTACGGCGGTGCTTTTTACGGCGCAGCTGCTCGAAAGCAGGCGGGATAACATCAAGGCGCATGGCCTCAGCGGCCACCCTTTCCCATGACCGGCGGATCTCTTCCGGCGTAACGTCTTCATCCGTAAACAGCTCACCGCAGGCAACATCCAGACACATGCTCATGTGTGCCGCTACCAAGGTAGATAACCGCTTGACCTGCTCCTGGTTCATTTCCGGCAGAACCAGCAGGCCCTCCAGCCCGTCGTGGCTCGCCATAAAACGGAATGACGCAGAAATCTGGCTGGTACGCACGCGCTCCAGGCGTTCAAGGCACGGCCTGATGGTTTCGCGCAGATAGCGGGAATATGCCTTCGGCTTGCCCAGGCCCTCGAAATATTTAATCCGTTCAAGCAGGGGCTTACTGATGTGCGCCGGTTGGGCGCTCACGTCAGCAGCGATGACCAGATCTGGATTGAATTGCTGCTGTTCGCGGGCCATTTTGGCGCGGCTTATCAGCTGGTCCTGCTCCATTTCCCGCTGAACAGGATCACGGGATTCATTGTAGAAATAGCGTTCCCAGACCTCATTACTCAGGGCTTCGCGGCGCAGCTGTTCCTGCTCGTTATCCGCAGCATAGAGAGTTATCAGGTTTGAAAGCGCAGAAACCGGCGCTACTTCGGCCGGGTCCATGTAGGGGTTAATCGCCTTTTTAGGTACATTCCAGGCAAAAGCAGCGGCGGAATCTTCTGCACCGCCGTGCTTTTCAACTTCGTGATGACTCACGCGCGCACCTCATGCACGACAGAGCAATCAGGCCCGCCGGCTGGATCAAAGCCAGCCCATACTTCCGGCTTGAGTACAGCAATAAGTTCGTCGGCCCTTTTTCCTTCGCCCGCGGCAACGCCGATGCTGCGCTTTACGTTAATGCGGTCATGGGTGAAATTTCGATACAGGGAACGAGTCAGAAAAGTGTCGCTGTTCGAAACAATGACCGGATGGCCTTCTGATGCCCGGCGCTCAAGAATAGAGGCCAGCTGATACTGATCGTCCTCAGTAAAACCGGCAGTGTGATAGGCACTGAAAGTACCGTCATAAGGCGGATCGCAATAAATAACATCCCCAGGCACCAATAACGCCAATGTTTCGTCATAGCTGGCACAAATGAACGTTGCACGCTGGGCCTTTTCCGCAAAAGTGCGAATTTCTGCTTCGGGAAAATAGGGAGCTTTATAGTTGCCGTAAGGTACGTTGAAATGCCCTGCCCGGTTATAACGGCACAACCCACGGTAACAATGGCGATTTAGAAAAAGGAAATAAACAGCCTTCCAGATTAAGTCTAAGGAATGCAAATGATTAAACTCTTCACGAATAACATAATACTGTTCAGAAAAGTTGTTGCAGGCAAAGAGAGCCTTTGAGATAGCAATGAAGTGTTCTACTTCATCTTTAATTATCTGATACATATTAATCAGGTCAGCATTAATATCCGCGACAAGATAATGGGGATAGTCTGTCGCCATCATCACAGCACAGGAACCCGCGAAAGGTTCAACCAGTCTTGGGCCAGCAGGAAGGTGCTTAATCAGTTCCGGCATAATAGCGGTTTTATTTCCCGCCCATTTCAGGATGGTGCTCATACAGCGCCTCCGTTGTAGTGTTTACCTTTAAGCTCTGCGATTTCCTGACAGGTAACGCAGAGATCACAGCCCGGCATGGCGGCCCGGCGTTCTTCGGGAATGACTATTCCGCAGCTTTCACACTCCAGTGAAGAAACCCCAACCTTTCGGATACGGGCATTGTGGATGTGGCGCTGCAGCTGTTCTTCAACGCGCTGCTGTACGAGGTCCATAGAGTCAGCCATTAGTGCAGCTCCTGTGATTCGTTTTCGTAGCGGGTTGCTTCGCGGCGCAGCAGTTCAGCCGCTTCAATACCGTTTAACCCTTTGTTGGTGATATGTGTTGCCAGCGCCTCAAGACGGATTGAAACTGCGAGTGCGCGTCCTTTGCGCTCCTCACGTTTGGCAATATCGATCACCGCCATGAGTTGGTCAGTTTCTGGTACAAACATTTTTGGTAATTCGTTCTGCATTTCTCTTTCTCCTGAATTTGGGCAAAAGAATGCCCGGCGGGTTTACGCCATTAATTTCTGTTGTGGGTTAATTCGGCATGGTTAGCCGTTTGGGAAATAAGCTCACCACTGCACGAAAATGATTCATTGCTTTAACCAGTTCCCGCTTTTCGTCAGTAGTCAGATCACTAATATTGACGCCGTGACGTTCTGCCGGAATTTTTGCCATAAAGAATATGGCTGCCAGTGCCCGCTCATTTTGCTTATGGTTTATATCGCGGCGGTCGCGCATATCTTTAATAAACCTTTCAAGCTCTGGCTCAATATTCAGACCAAACACATTCGCCCTTAATTCCGCTATTCGGTTCAGCCCTTCCATACGTTGACCCGGGCTTAATGGAACAGTCGCCGCAGCGCCTTCAATAGCCATGGTTTCCCCCGTTTGGTAGTGGTCAGCCCTGCCAGCAGTTCATCCTGAGAGCGGGACGGGTGCCAGCGCTTGCCATCTTTCCCGATAATCCAGCCATGGCCGCAGTGCATGCCTTGGCTTTGTTTAACTAAAAGCGATGCGAATGACGGTTCATTAGTCAGCATAATCACCTCAGATGATGCCGAACGAAGCGCCAAGGCCCGTTACGGTGTCCACCGCACTTGCCATAGCGGGATTGGCCTGCAGGCGGGCCTGCATGGAAACGGCAGCCAGTGCCATCAGGCGAGTTACTGAGTTAATGCTGCTGATCACATCACGGCGCCCGGCAGTGGTTTTCACATCGCCAGTAACGGCACCGGCAGCAACGCGCCCGATTTCAGCAGTGGCGCTCATGACGTAGTGCGGCAACTTCTCTTTTGCCACTTCGTTCATCGGCACACATGGCAGGCAGTGAATCTGTGCCAGGAAGCCATCAACCAGGGTTGAGTCCTCAGTGAGATCGGTAAGCAGCCAGATTTCAGGCGGTGTGAGCTGATGCGGCTGGTCCGGGTTCAGCTTGTTGCGCAGCGTCTGGACATTCATTCCCGCGCGTTCTGCCAGCTTCGCCATATTGTGACGCAGTGCGAAAGCCCGGCAGGCCTCTTCAAAGTGTGGATGTTTGGAAATCTTATAATCAAACATGCGAGCCCCTTAGAAAGTTCTCATAATTGAACTTACTGACCAACAACGACACGGAAGTTGGAATGACCAAGGGACTCACGAACCTGATCGGTTTTGTACATCAAGTAACGTAGGCTTACTCGACCCTTATTTTTTTCTTTCTTAACCATGTATTTAGCAAGCTGACCATGGTGGATTTTTTGATAAACAGAGCCGCGTGAAATGCCTTCCCATTCCGCGAACTCTGCAGGCGTAGCCATCTCTTTTGGTACACGAATTGAAATATCTGTGCTCATAGTGCAGTATCTCTTAGTTTGTTTTCGTTTCATCTCGTTTTATGTGGTTTGGTTTTGCTTTTCAAACCATGAACGGATATTAGGATCACTTTTTATATGCGTCAAGGGGTTTGATTATGAGTTTAATCAAGGCAGGGAATGATAGTGGTGGGCGTGATGCAATCAACAGGCTTATTAAGGCCTACAATTTCAGCTCACGTCAGCAGCTCTGCGAACATCTGGACGTATCGAAAAGCACTATGGCTAACAGATACTTAAGAGATAGTTTTCCCGCTGAATGGGTAATTCAATGCGCCCTTGAAACAGGAATTTCCCTTCTATGGCTGGCTACCGGTCAGGGAGATATGTATGCGAGTGAGAACGAAGAAAAGAATCTCAAAAACGAAACCTCCGTCACGGTAAGACCACTTTCTAAAATCGTAGCTCCCAGTATCAAACATGCTGAGCTGAAGAACGGCGAACTGCATCAGAGTGATGAAATCCTTCTCGATAGCAGACTGCTAGATGGTGAATCGTCCAACTCTCTTTTTGTAAAAACAGCTAGTGATAGCTTTGTTGTGGATACGTCTGTGAAACAAATCAGCAATGGTTATTGGCTGGTAGACATCGACGGCGTTAAAAGCTTCGTAAAGATTGCCCGCATCCCTGGCAATAAAATTGTGGTTCATCAGGATGAAGCATCCTTTGAGTGCGCCGTAGATGATGTAGAGGTAGTTGGCCGCGCCGTAAAAGTCATTAAGAGCATCTAACTATGACAATCAGAAAGCAGCCGAACGGAAAATGGTTGTGTGAGTGTTACCCGAACGGGCGTGACGGCAAGCGTGTGCGCAAGCAATTTGCGACAAAGGGCGAGGCTGTAGCATTCGAAAACTTCACCATGGATGAAGTGAACAAAAAGCCGTGGCTGGGTGAAAAGGAAGATCGGCGGCGTTTGTCAGAATTGATTGAGCAGTGGCACTCTCTTTACGGCCAGACGCTCGCAGACCCCAAGCGCCTAATGGCGAAACTGAATATTATCTGCAATGGCCTGGGTGATCCCGTCGCCTCTGAGTTAACCGCCGGTGACTTTACAAAGTATCGCGAAGCACGATTAAAAGGTGAAGTACGTAACGAAGACGGCGCGCTGATGTCGCCAGTAAAGCCCCGCACGGTAAACCTGGAACAGCGTAACTTATCATCCGTTTTTGGTACCCTGAAAAAGCTGGGCCACTGGTCAGCGCCTAACCCGCTCGCCGGGCTACCAACATTCAAAATCGCAGAGGGGGAACTGGCGTTCCTTGCCCAAGACGAAATTAAACGCCTGCTTGATGCCTGCGCTGATTCTCAAAGCCCCAGCCTGTTAATGATCGCAAAGGTATGCCTGGCCACCGGCGCGCGGTGGAGTGAGGCCGAAAACCTGCAGGGCCATCAGTTATCTAAATACCGCATCACCTATACCAAAACCAAAGGCAAGAAAAACCGAACGGTACCGATATCTCAGGATCTGTATGACGAACTCCCCAAAAACAGAGGGAAGCTATTCACGCCATGCAGAAAAGCTTTTGAGCGTGCAGTGAAACGCGCTGGTATTGAATTACCAGAGGGACAATGTACGCACGTGCTGCGCCATACATTTGCAAGCCACTTTATGATGAATGGAGGTAATATACTTGTATTAAGAGAAATTTTAGGTCATTCCGATATCAAAATGACAATGATATATGCGCATTTCTCTCCAGATCATTTAGAGGATGCTATCAGCAAAAACCCTCTTGCGAGTTTAAATATTTAA